CTGTCGGATGCTGCGCAGACCGTGGCGGTCGTAATAGGTGGTGAGCAGCGCGGCGAGGGCGCGGATGCCGTATTCGTGGGACGAGAACACGGCAAATCTGCCGTTGAGGCCTGCTTCCTTGCCAATCTGGCCCTGCCATTTGTTGGCGGGGCTGTAGTCGATATTGCCGGGGTTCTTGTTGCGGTAGCCACGCGCGCGCGTGGGATCGGTGCTGGCCTGTGCCATCCGTCTGGTCTCCAGATTGTCAGGGTTGCCGGGAGCCGCCCGGCGGCGGGTTACCGCGCCGCCGGACGCTCTTGCAGCCGCTCCAGGCGCTCGACCGCGCGGAGGGTGGCGGCGCTGGTGGCCAGCAGGGAAGCGATGTCGCTGCGCATCTGAGCTGAGGACTTACCGTCCTCTGCCACGCGAGCCTCGACAGCCGAGACGCGGGCCTCGACGGACGCAATCTTGGCTTCGATCAGTGAAGCCCGCTTGTCACCGTCATTGACCGTGCTGACCAGCCACAGCATGCCCGCCAGCAGCAGCGGCACGCCCAACCGGGTGACCGCCGCGAGCAGGATGTTGGTGCTCACCACCTCAGCGGCGCGGGTGACGGTTGATGTCATCGGATCGCCTCCCTGCCACGTGATCAGATCGGGATGTTCAGGCTCGCGACATCCGCCTTCCAGAAATTGTGCAGCAGAAGGCGTTCGGTGTCCTCAAGGCTACGGTCATAGATGCAAGCCCGAGCGATTTTCAGCTTCCCTGTGTAGGTGCCGAAGTAGTTGGCGCCAATGCGCACCGTATTCGCGGTGTTCAGTATGCGGGCCGCAGAGGTATTAAATGTACCGCGCTGGCCCGTCGTCATGTTCATGACGTCGCGCCCTGCCGCGTAGATGCGGCCAAAGAGCGACATCCAGTTCATCGCGCCAGTCGGTTCGTTGATGGCCGCCTGCGCGGAGGTGGAGCCCCCCTCCCCGTTGTCGACGAAACCAGACATGCGCAAGGACCCGATGCTCTGACCCGCGCTTGGCGGGGCCGTGAACAGTAGGGCGCCTGGGCTGCCAAAGTTCCCCATAATGACAGCGGATTCGAGTGCGGACCCTGACGCCACAACCGGCTTCACCACAGCAGCGTAGGTCAGATATGGGGTTTCGTGAAGCAGTGAATCGAGATAGGCGACCGTGCCCTCGAAGGTAAATCCATCTGGCTCCATGAGCGGGTTGCCCACGATAAGCGCCGGCAGTTGCGGGTTGACCAGATTGGCGAGCTTTCCGTCCGAAACCAGGGATGGGTCCATCTCGTAGTAGCCGACCAGACCATCAGACGGTTCCGGGAAAAAGCCGTTGGTGGCGCTGACGTCCGCGAGCGCATCGCTCTCGATCAGAATGGTGGATAGGGTAGCAGACATGGTGGTTCCCCTTGCTTAGCGGGTCGCGGCCACGGCGATGTAGCCCGCCACAGCCTTCCAAAGTTGAATACGGGCGGACCCGATAGGGTGGATCGCGTCGTTGGGCGTGGTGGTCACCGAGCCGGTTTCGGGGTCGCGGGACGCCCCCAGCAGGGTGTACCCGGTGTCATCCCCCGCCATGGCCCATGTCGGTGCCAGTGTTATGCCGCTATAGGTCTTGGACGCGTCCACCACCGCCTTGCGCATGGCCGCGATGGCCTTCACGTAGGTGGAAGTCCAGAGCGCGTCCCGCGCCGTACTACGAGCGGTGCCGGGCATCATGCGGATGATCTTCACAGTTGGCCACGCGGCCTTCAGGCGGCGATACATCAACATGTCCGCGTCATAGAGCGCCGTGGACATGGCATCCCCAGGCGAGGTGCCGACATCGTTGGTGCCCAGGCCCATCACGACGATATCGGGCGTCGGTAGATTCAGCAGGCCGGCGAAGCGCGACTGGTAGTAGTTCCAGTCCACGATGTAGCCGTTGCGGACGTCCCCTGCTGGGTCTCCAGAAGTTTCCGCGCGCAGCCACGGGATCAGGAAGCGCGCGTTACCCTTGTCGGCGGCTGCCATTTCCAGATAGGACGCTTCCTGCCCCGGAGGGAGCGGTATGACGCGGGTGGTACGGGTATAGTCGAAATCCTGGCTCGTGTGCCCTTCGCGACCCTCGCCCGGAAGACCATCCGTGACAGTGCTCAGACTGTCCCCCGCCGTGCCACGCAATGTGCCGATGAAATTGGGCGCATAACCCAGAGACCGAAGATAAGCCTCCATGATCCACGCGGCGCCACGATTGGTGATGGAATCCCCCAACAGTAGGACATTCGGTGAGGGCGGCACCGAGGGGTTCCGGGGCGCAGTGGCCACAGACAGGGTCAGTGCTGCGCGGGCGCCATCGCGCCAGTCGCGGGGCCGAACCACCAGACTGGCATTGTTGGATAGGCGTCCGGTATCGACGTCGATGCGGACGTCGCCGCTATACAGGTCTCCCGTCAGTGCTTGCGCGCCGGTGGTGGAGCCCAGACTCATCTGGCAGAGATGCGCTTCGTTGCGGTTCTTGAGCAATCCGCTCAAATAGATCGGCACCGGCTCTCCAGTGATGCCGTGCAGCGTATCGGAGAAGAAGGGTCGGATATCCGGCGGGTTCGACGTCGGCAGAGAGAGCTTCTTTCCGATCAGGCGCAGAGCGCCATCGACCGGGTCGATCCGAAAAGCGCTGATCCGCCCGTTGGCCCATTTCAGCGCCAGATGCGCACCAGGGATTTTGGCCGCCTGCACAGGATTCCCGGTGTACAGAACCTTGCCCGTGGCACTCACGGTGATCAGGCGACCCTTCGGCGTGGAGATGCTGAAGCTTCCATCCGGGTGACGCTCCACCCATAGGCCCGCCACCGCGAAATGGTCGGGGCCGTAGCGCATGACGCTGCGGCGCTTCTTGTCGAGATGGGCGAACAGGGTCAGACGACCGCCGGAGACGGTGCCCTTGGAGCCGCCCGTCGTGGAGCGCAGGGCGCCGCCTTGCCAGCCGATCTGCACGCCGTCCGTGGTGATGCCGCGCTCACTGAGCAACACCTTGCGGTTGACCACTGGGTTGAACCACTCGACGGAGCCGTCATCGCGCAGTTCAAAATACTGCCCGCCCGCGTAGATGCGCTTGCCCTTCTTGTCGATCCCGAAGTAGCGGCGCTTGCGCCTGTCCGTGGCGCGCACCATCTCGCCAGGCTGCAAGGTTCCGGAGCGCGCGGGGATGGCGTCGATCGCCTGCTGCTGCGCAGCGGCCAGACTGTCGAGCCCCTCGATACCCGCCTCGACAGCACCGATCCGCCGATCCGCGATCAGCGCCGCGCTGTCCCCGATGCGCTCCCAGGCTGATGCGGACACGCGCCAGGCATAGCGGCCGCTGTTCGGCACCACCTGCGAGCCGGGCTTGACGGGATCGACGTGGCTGCCGGTGTCGGAGATGTCGACCTCGGCGCCGGCCGCCTCGACAGTCGCGGTCGCCGCTGCCAAATCGGCCCACGACGCGTAGACGGCGAGGCCGTTCGTCTGCCCCGCTTCCAGATCACCGATCCGTCCGGCCTGGCTGTCCAGTTCTGGACGCAGGCCCTCCACCTGCTCTGGCGTAACCAGCGGGAAGTCGCCGGCAGCCACCAGCGGCGCCGGCATGGGAACACCCTGCTGCGATCCGGACATCAGAAGATGAACTCCTCGGAAACAGTGATCGGATAGGTGAGGACACGGATGCGGTACGGCACCGCGGCGCCACTGGCGTTCACGAGCATCCGCATCGTGTCGGTAAAGGCGGTGCTGGTGACGGCGCCCACGGTGACGGACGCGGCGATCGGCCAGTCCGCCGGCTGGGCATAGACGACGTACTGGCCAGAGGGGCTGAGCGTGGCGGATTTGCGCCCGGACGATGCCGTTGCGAATTCGCTGGACAGCGCCAGGATGTCGGCATCCGTTGGCGTATGAGTGTTCAGCACGCCCGAGAAGCGGCGCCAGCGGAACGACAGATTTGCCTGCGCAGTCGCCGTATCGGGATGACCGGTAGGCGCCGCAGGATCTCTGACCGTGGCGATGAAGCCGGCGTCGGCTGCCCACAGGCCGGGGATCGCTACACTGGTTTCTCCGGCCGGGATCTGGGCGGTAGCGGCGCCGCTGATGTCGGCCGGCAGATCCAGCCGGTTGCGCTCCACCGTGACCGTAACCGAGGGAACTGTGTCACCCCGCTCGACGACCGCCGGCGAGAGGCGAATGGCTGTGATGGCCGGCGGGATGTATTCCAGCGAAGCGATGCGCTGGCTCAGCTGCTCGATGTCGTCTTGCACTTCGGCTCGAACGCGCTGTCGCAGGCCGGAGACGCTGGCATTGTAGGCCACGCCGCCTTGCACGACGGGCAGTATGGCATCGTCGCCAGGGTCGACCGGCGGCAGCTTGTCGATGTACTGCGCGCGCGCGACGGCGCCCTGCGGCAGATAGAGGATGGCACCCTCTTCTGTCGCCAGCGGCAAAGTTTCAGACATAAGGGTCTCCGTCAGGCGACCACGTCGAAGGCGAGGCGGTCGGCGGCAAAACGAGGGGTGGCGGCATCCGCCTGCAGGCCCCAGCGGCCGGGCTGGTCGAGCCAGAGATCCCAGGCGAACACGCCCGGCCGGATTTCGGCACCTTGCGGATGCGGGAAGCTGTCATCGGAATCCGGCGCGGGCCGGTCCACCAGCAGGGTCACGCCGGCGGCGCCGATGATCAGTCGGCCGCTCGCGGCATCCGTCAGCGTCAGCACGGCCCGGATGCCCTGGCGCACCCAGAAGCGCGGCAGGAGGATCAGTTCGCGACCCTGGATGCTCAGCTCCGCCCGCACGGCGGGTGGAAGTGTCGCGCTCATGCGCTGTTGGCGGGGAGCTGCGCCAGCAGGGCTTCCAGCCGCGCCTGGGTCGCCTGGATCTGCTCCAGGATCTCGGCCTGGGTCGGCGCCGGCGGCGCCTCGGGCGGCGGCAGATCCACCGGCACCAGCTCGCCATTCTCCCAGCGGCGGGCGCGGCCATGCGCCAGCCACTCCTGCCACTGCGCATCCGTCAGCGGGATGGCGCCGGCCGGAATCTCCTGCACAACGTCATCAGACAGAAAGCCCAGCAGATCGCCGGCGGCGTCGAGGACTGCATATCGCTGGATCATGTCAGTATCCGATCGCCATCCAGTTGAAGCCGAGCCCGCTCTCATAGGAGGGGATGCCGCTGGCGCTGATGCGCACCGAGCGGCACTGAAAACCAAAACGGTCCTGCGAGGAGGCGCCGTAAATGGTGGGCTTGGGGGTCGTCTCCCAACCGACCGCGTTCTGCTCGGTGATGACGATCGAGGTCGAACGGGTCGGAAAGCCGGTCGGGAACACCACACCGGTATTGGCGCCGGTGCTGACGGCAAGGCCCCATTGCAGAATCACGCCGCCGGGCAGGCGCATGTAGCCATTCCCGTCCAGCCTGCCGGTGCCGCCGAACATGGCGCGGCAGGCGGTCAGCACCTGGTCGCCCGCTGCGGAAGGGGTTATCCCCGCCGCTTCCACGATGCCGACCAGCTCCTGCATGAGCATGTTCAGCCACCAGGCGCGGACGCGGGTGGCCGGAATGCCGCCGCTGGGATTGCCGCCGGTGAAGTAGCCAACCGGCCCCGTTAAGGTTGGGACGGGCGGAATGGTGGAGACCGCTGTGGGGTCTTGGATGCGCTGCATGTCAGCTCCCGTAGGCGAACTGGAGAACGGTGTGGGCTGGCCGGAGGCGGGAGAGCGCGCATTGCAGGGCTTCGTTGCCCCAGATGGCGAGCGGCTCATCGGCGCAGGATGCGTCGGCCAGGAAGTCGAGAACGGTGGTCTCGGGCGCATGCACGCGCCAGGTGTGCGCCCAGGCCTCGTCGTAGAGCGGCTCATCGACGGCCAGCGCGTCGGCGCGGGCCGGGGCGAATTCCTCGATCGAGATGGCAAAGCCGAGATCGCCGGCGACGGCGGTGATGTAGGGCACCGACTGGCCGCCGCGCGCGGTCAGGCGGGCCACCACGCGCGCCTGGCGCTGCCGCAGGGTGGGATCGTCACCGATGCAGAGGTCGGGCAGGCCGAGCGTCTGCTCCCATTCGGGCAGCAGCTCCAGCGCCGTGGCAGGAAAGGCGTCGGTCAGTAGCGCATCGGCGCGGGCGCGCAGGCGCGCCACATGCACCGCGACGCCCCGCAGGACGGCGGTGAGGGTGGTGCCCGGCTCGCGCGGCCAGACGCTGCCCCTCGGCAGAAGGGCGCGCAGCGCCACCAGATAATCGGCGGCCGTGCGCGACAGCGGCGAGGGCATCGCTCAGCTCCAGTCGTTGATGGAACCCAGGATGGGCAGGCGGCCGGTTGGAAGAATCACCGCGGAGTTCGGCCAGGTCAGGGTGAAGCGCTCGACGCCGGCGACGGTGCGGATCGCCTCGTTGATGTCGGAGGGATAGATCACGCCGCCGGGCTCCCCCTGCCGCTGCAACATGCCGCGCAGAGAGGCCTTGATGCCGTCCCGGATCTCGGCCGTGTCGGCGGCGAGATCGTCGAGGGTGATGTGGATCGAATACGGCACCGGGGCGACGACATAAACGAGGGCCGTCGCCGGCCGCTGCGGGTAGAGCGCATTGGCCACCACCAGCTGGTCGCCCGTGGCCGGCACGTCGCGCCCCTCATCGCTGGCCACCCCGTCAGAGCCTTGTGGAAAGCCGCCATGCGCCGCCTGGGCATCGTCGAGCATGATGTAGACGACGACGGTGCCGGCGCCCGCACCATTGGGCGCGCACCAGGCGCGGGTGACGCCGGCGACTTCCAGCGCCCAGGTCACATAGTCCGAGGCCGCGCCGCCCTGCGGCGGGTTCTGATAGCGGTCGAGCATGCGGGCGCGCAGGCTCTCCTCATCCTCCGCGTCGGCGCCGCCGGCGATGGCCGTGGCCGCGAGGCCGGCCGCGTTGATGCCCTGTGCCGCCGAGGTGATGATCATGGCGGCGCCAGCGAGGGTGTTGCCGCCGGCGCCGGCCGCGAGGGCGCGCACCGGCACGATCAATGTGCCGCTGCCGGGGACCGTGCCGAGGGCGGTCGTGGCGAACAGAGCGCCGTCCGATTGCCGCGCCAGCTGGGTGCCTTCCTTCAGGATGGCGCCGGGCGTGCCGGTCAGCGCCACGCTGCCGGCGGCCGTCGTGGCCTCCTTCTGGAAGATGCCGACCAGCGCGGCCCAGGCGCGCAGGAACTCATCCCGGGCGGTGACCGGAACGGCCATGCGGGCGATCCAGTCGAGATAGCCGTAGAGGCCGTCGACCAGGCCGGCCAGCACCTTGGCGATGATGCGCAGCGGCGAGGTGCGCAGCAGCACGAAATTGCCCGTGCTCTCCGCCATGTCGGCCGAGGCCTGCGAGAACAGGCTGCGCAGGGTCGGGCGCTGATAGGGCATGCGCTAGGCTCCCTGCCACGCCCAGCTGGCGGTGACGGTCTCCCGTCCGCCTGTGGCGCGGTGAATGGTGATGGTGGCGGCGATGCGGGTGGGGCCCTGCCAGACGGCGGTGACATCGAGGCTGGCGGCGATGCCATCCTGGATCAGCCAGGCCAGGGCCTCGCGGATGTAGTCCTGCGCCAGCCGGAGCGTCTCCGGCAGGTGCTTGGCGCGGCGCAGCAGCCAGAGGCGGGAGCCGATGGGCTGGTCGTCCAGCAGATCGCCCCACCAGCCGCGCCGGTCGGTCTCGCCCGGCGCCAGGCGGTCGTCATCGCTGGCGCGGGCGTCGGTGAAGAGCGAGACATGCACCGCGGTGACGAGCGGCGGCGCCTGCTCCAGATCCCCGCCGGGCAGCAGCGTCCAGTCAGCGCCGGTGAGGTCGCTGTTCCAGACAATCGCGATATCGGCGGTCACGACTGCGGCGGGCCCGAGATCTCGCCGCCGCGCTCCACCTCGGTATGGCGGTGGTTCTGCAGGCTGATGCCCGCGCCCACCACGTCGCCGGCGGCCTCGATGCGGCCGGTGGTGGTGAGCAGCGGCGTGTCGATTTCTACCTTGGTGGCCGCCCGGATCCCGATCGTGCCACCTCGGCGGATATGCACGAAATCGCCCTCATCCGTGTGCAGCGCGACTTCGCCCGGCGCCAGCTCGATCTGGTACCGGCGGTCATTCGTGGCGATGACGATGCCCTTGCTGCGGTTGCCGCCAACAAAGACCAGGATGGCATCGGCACCCGGCAGCGGCCGGGAGGCGAAGCCATACTGCTGCACCAGCGGCGTTTCGTCGCGGGTCTCGGCGTCGTCGAAGCGCACCTGGGCCCGCCGCAGGCCTTTGCCGGCGAGCGCCGTGGTCGCGGTGACGCGGCCAAAGCCGACCAGCGAGAGCAGGCGGCCAGCCATGCGTTCCAAGGCGCTGCTCATGGCGGAGATCCTGTTGGGCTGGCCGGCGCGGCCGGCGTCATGTTGTTAAGCACCTGGGCGTCGAAGGCCTGCAGCACGATCGGCTCCGGGTCGAAGGCCTCGGCCGGCATCAGCAGCAGCTCCGCGCGGGTGCCATTGTCGCCGCGCAGATAGGTGACATCCGCGATCACCCACTCGACGCCCTCGACCTTGATGGCCGGGATGTCGAGGGTCATGCGGGCATTCGGCTCCCACAGCCGGCCGGCGGCGTCGCGCCAGCTGTCCAGCACCACGAAAGCCTGGCGCCCTCGGCCATTCCGCCGGTTGCGCTCCCACAGCGCGCGCTGCTCGGCAATGTCCTGTCCGAACGTATCCTGATCGGACACCAGGACTTTCGGCCGGAAGCGGCGGCCGGTGCCGGGCTGGCCGGCGCCGACCGTGATGTCGGCCACACGCGCGCGGACATTGGCGGCGTCGCCGGCACCCAGCGCACGGCTGACATCGCCGAGCACCTCCAGCGGCTGCCACACCACCTCGTAGAGACTGAAGCGCTGGTCGACCGAGAAGGTGGCCTGCGCGCGCTCCACATTGACGCCCTGGGCGGCGCCGGAGGCCATTCGATCCGTGCCGGCGCGCGAGAGGATCAGATTCCCGTCCGCGCCCTCATAGGCCAGCATGGCGCTGTAGCGCGCCGCGCGATCGATGATGTCCCAGCTGGTCTCGGTCAGGATGACGTTGAACTGCGGCACCACCAGGCCGTCGCCGTCGCGGGCGGTGACGCTGATGCTGAACAGCCCGGCCAGCTTCTCGGCCAGGGCGCGGGTGGTCGCCTGCATGACCTGGTTGTTCACGCCGCGCAGATAGGCGGAGCAGTCCACCAGGTCCTGGCACTTGCCGCGCCCCACCACGCGGATGCTGTGCGCGGTCGGGCTGATCTCCGGCGCGTAGCGGTCGATATAGCCGGTGACCACCAGGTCGCCGCCGATCAGCACCTGGCAGGGGCTGCCGGCGCGGATGATCGCGGCCTCCAGCTCGCCGGGATAGCGTTCGGTCAGGCTGATGTCGAAATCGGAGGGGATGCGCTCGATGCCGCGGCTCACGCGCACCTCCTGCCATCCCGACAGCCGCTGGCCATCGACCAGCAGCACCAAGTCACCATCATCTGGCATGGGTATTCCCCTGCGCGCTGGCCTCAGCGGCCGAGGGCGCGGAATGTCGTTGGCAGGAAGCCGGGATCCTCCGCGCTGGCATAGGCGGCCAGCTCATCGGCACGATCGAGGTTCTGGTAGAGGCGATAGGCCTGCACCAGCGCCGGCAGCGGCGCGGCGCTGGTGACCTCCCGCAGCGCCGCCAGATCGGCCGCCCGGGCCGTCAGATCATTGGCCACGGCGGTCTTCAGGATGCGCAGCGCCTGCACCGCCTCGTCATCCTGGCCGCCCGTGGCGAGGATTTCTTCGTCCAGCAGGCCGCAGACGAGATCCCGCATGGCCACGGCTTCGTCGTAGGAGGGCGGGCTGGCCGCCGCGACGGCGCGCGCCAGCTCCACCAGGGCCGCGCGCCGGCACAGCGCCGAGACGGCATCCTGCATCACCACCATGGCGTCACCCACGACGCCTTCGCCGGTGGTGTCCTCTGGCCGAAAGCGCACCAGCTCGGCCAGCAGGCGGATCCGCTCGGCCGGATCATCGGCCGTGGCTGCCACGGCGGCGGCCAGGCCCTGCACGGCGGCGACGAAATCAGTGCCGGCGCTCACAGGCGGCTGGCGAGGTTCTGCACGTCCTGCGCTCCCTGAATGGCGGCGGCGCGGGCCCGGCTCAGCCGGCTGAGCTGGCCGCTGACCGTGGCATTGGCGTTGGCGACCTGCGCCAGCGGCGAGCGCGCCCCGGTCAGGTAGCGGCTCCAGCGGCGGCCGGAGCCGGGCACCAGGCCGCCC